AAAAAGGCGGAAAGCACTCACAAGTGGACGACATAAATTTAGAATAAAAAATTGAATGTACTGTGTACATGGAATATCTTTTGGATTCTTACCTTTATGATATGGTTGATTAATTGCAATAGTTGCACGTCTGGAATCTGGATCACTTATTAGTTCGTTTGTAACCCAACTCCATTGACCTGAAGGAATTAGATACTCACCATAGTTTGATTCACATTCGCCATTTTCATCTTTAATCATATCCCATATTTTAGCCATCTTACCAATATTCTCAGTACTTTTATGCTGAGATAGATACCATAACCATTCTGTTATAGCATATTGTGGATTGAATTTTCTATCTGGATATGCAATCAATAAATCAGTTGGATCTTCAATAACACACTTATAGAATGTTATTTCTTTTTGTTTTGTACCTCTAGCTTCAACATCGTTACCACGTCTCATAACGTCTGATACAATGGTGAATAGAGTTCTATTTAAGTTTGGTTCATACATAGTTATAACTCTCTATTTTAATATTAGAATCTACTAAATAACCGGCATATAAGTACATGCTTTTTTTCATTTTTTTGTGGAGCTGATAGGGATCGAACCTACGACCTCCGCAGTGCAAGTGCGGCGCTCTCCCAACTGAGCTACAGCCCCAAATTACCGTTCTAAAAATTAACCGTAATTCCTACATTAGCATATCTTGGTGTTCCAAGAAATACTTCTGCGTTATGAGCAGCGTGAACTTTGTCACCATACCCATTGTACTGACTATTGTCAGTTGCATCTTGTACATAAACTGCATCAAGTGCATTAAAGACGTGTGCTGATAATGTCATATCAACTGCGTCTATTGGAAGCTTATATGATAAATGTAAATCAAGCTTACTGTAACCAGGTGCTTTCCAAACCTGTGATCTATCAGGATCTCCGTCTATTTCACGATCATCCGGACTCCAATCTGCATAATTGTCATCATACATCTTATACAATGCTTGCATTTGTAAACCCTTAATTGGTTTTAATGTTAATCCACCAACGTAAGCTGTTTGTGGCATATCACCAACCCAAAGGTTATTAAGTGCGTAAGCATAATCAGTAGTCTTCATACCGATGACTTCATCATTATCATTGAACTCCTGTTCTTGATAAGTTCCTTCTGCATCTCCTGCGAATTTCCATGTTCCTTTACTTAAGGCTAGATCAATATCCAACATATCGTTGACAGCAATTTTACTTTCAACTTCCCATCCTGTATGATCTTGTTGCACACCTCTTAAGAAGATAACATCTGTATCGCCCGAGTCACCTTGACCTGTTGAAACAGCTTTAGTGATATTCCTATCAATCCACTTAGTATTGTAAGAACTCAACTTAACAGCTACTTTATCACTATTATACTTACCACCGAATTCAAAGCTCTTAAACTTCTCATTATCAGGGTCAGTAGCTACTGTTCCATCATAGTATATGACGTTGTCCATGATTGGTGGCTTTTGAACGTATCCGTAATTCATAAATCCAGACATACGATCATCTAAATTGTAAGTAGCGCCACCTTTTAATTGAAATGTAGTAATTGGATCGGCTTTTATCTTCTCATTTGCCACTGTAAAGTGATCTTGATAAGAATAAGCTATAGTGGATAAACCACCCATACCATAGATACTCATTTTGTCTGTTGCATACTTACCTTGTGCGAATGTACCAAACCAATCTACCGTGGTAGTATTGAAATATGCGATTTCGTCTCCTAAACGGACAACTTTACCATCAGGGGCATTGTCATCAGCAAAATCTACATAATAATCACCACCAAGTAGATCACGTACTTCACGAGCGTGTTCTATTTCAGCAGTCCTCCAGTCAATACCTACTTGGACTTCTAGCTCGTCTGATACATCATAGTTAAGCTTTGAAATCAGACCGTAAGTATTTTGACGGTTGATTGAGTTACGAAGGATACCAGTCGAACGGTTTTCGGTATCACTGAAAGCAGAATCTACATTTGAAGAGTTCTGTGCTATTTCAGCATTCCAATCCCACATCCACGGTGAGCTTGCCCACCAGTTGTTTCCTTCT